ACATTTTATGCTCAAACCCCAATGCCAAATCACTAACGTGTTGGTCAAATCTGGAGGCATCAAGTCCAATAAATACTGGACTACTGTATTGGGAAGCTTTCTTGTGGAAGTACTCTCCACTTTTCCACGCATCCATTCCCTTAAATATAGTTCGGTCGCCAATCTTATTCCAGTCAAACAGTCTATCAATCTTGTTGAACAATTTGTGTTCAGTGTGTTTCAAGTACCTGGCCAGTTCTAAATTATACCTCGGATCTCTAGGTTGAATGACCCGAGGTGCTGGATCCCTCTTAGCGGTGATGTTAATTTTTTCCGCTTTCACAAAGGTGGATAGCTTGGCATCGCGCTCTTCAACAGAGCTCTGCAGGAGGGACAAGGCTGCTTTCTGGTAAATGATCTTCTTACGCCCAGACCATAACTCAACTGTTTCATTGACAGAGAGTCTGGGAGGAATTGACCAACCTTCAAGCAACTTTGTTCCAAACCTTGCTAGCCTCGCGTTAAAATCATGGGGACCGAGTGTAGGCTTGGGAGTTGGCACCAGCATGCCATCCCGCTCGACATTGAACACTCTTTCCATTAGTCCCCTCCGTACATTATCGAAGCAATGATTATGTACGGCGTACCTGATGCTGGACGCTCCTCCAGTGAAATGGTACAAATTTCGAACCTTTGGGGCCTTTGGTCCTCTCACCTCTCTCGACCCCGCTGGCATTTCACCACGAATAATCTTCGTAGTGATGCCCGAGAGAGTGAGTAGGCACCCCTATTGAGTTTCTGAGATACTCCCCTTCTTTTTAAAGAAGGTGAGTATCTCATCAACTAGATCCCATTGTTTGTCTACGATGAAGCAGGCAGCAATGGATTGTGCCAAGCACCGGTCACGATCAGATAACCTAAGATGTATATCATCAAAATAATCCAAGATTATCCTTTGATACACCAACTCATTGGCTCGTGTGGGTGCCAATCTCCCAACCTTGGATCGTGCATGCATTGCACAGCGTATAATGAAGGCATTCTTACGTTTTACGGAAGATTTCTTCACGACTACTGGCTTCTTAACATACACTCCAGGAATGGGATTTCCCTCCTCATCCTTCTTCAGCTCTGCTGTGAGACGCTCCTCAATAGTCTCATCTAGTTCCAAACTAGCTGATACCTCAATGTCCTCATCTTTACTGTCATAACTGGCTAGCTTGTCTTGTAGTTTCTTCACCATGTTAGCTGCCGCAGGGGACAATCCAATGTCGAATTTAAGGAAGAAACTAATCACAAATAAGGGTACTACTGTGATTCCATAAACCATGAACAGGATAGCGAAACAAACGATGGAAACCCAACGCTTGTAGTTGAATAGGGAAACAGTGGCCATTTTTACGCTAGAAAGCAACAAAC